GGCTGTGGCTCTTAGCTGGGACACTTTGACAAACAAGCTAAAGGGCGTAACTACTAAAATACTTGCTATCGCTGGGGCGGCGGCTCTTGCAATCGGTATTATCCTGTGCTTCACCGGGGTTGGTATTCCTCTCGGTGTTGGATTGATATTATCGGGTGCGGCGGCTCTCGGTACAGCAGTAGCTATTAACTGGGAAACCATCAAAGAAAAAATCAAGGGAGTTTTTACCAAGATTAAATCAATGGCTGGTTCTCTCGGCAAACTCGCTATCGGTCTCATGCTGTGTCTGACAGGTGTTGGTATTCCTCTCGGTCTTGCTCTCATTGCAGATGGGGTCAAAGACTTCGCTACTGGAAAACCTGTTAGCTGGGGTTCGATGGTGAGCGGAATTAAGGAAGCTCTCGGAAATATATCTGACGAGTGGAACAAATTCAAAAAGAAGGTTAAGAACAGCAAGCCTGTTCAATTCCTTGCCGAAGTAAAAAACAATGCTTCGGAATGGTGGGACAACGTAAAGGGTTGGTGGTCTGACAAGACGAAAGACGGTCTATCTCTTGAAACTGGCGTAAAGCTCGTAAAAGATGGCTGGTCTTCTGTGAAGAACTGGATTGGTAACATTCCGGCTGTGAAACAGGGTGTCGGGCTTCTGAAATCCGGCTGGTCTACCGTGAAAAACTGGATAGGCAACATTCCTACCGTAGACCAAGCTGTCGCACTCGCAAAGAGTGGCTGGCAGACGGTCAAGGGCTGGATTGGCAATATCCCGGGAGTATCGCAAGCAGTAAGTCTTGCGAAATCCGGCTGGAACTCTGTAAGAGAGTGGGTCGGTAATATCCCGGTTGTCAGTCAAGGAATCTCGTTGCTGAAATCCGGCTGGACAACGGTTAAAAACTGGGTCGGCAATATTCCTACCCTGTCCCAAGCAATCAATCTCATTAAGAGCGGTTGGCAGACAGTAAAGGGTTGGATTGGTAACATTCCTACTCTGTCCCAAGCAATCAGCCTTATCAAGAGTGGTTGGACTACGGTTAAGAATTGGATTGGAAATATCCCGGTTCTTTCTCAAGGTATCAGCTTACTCAAGTCGGGTTGGACTACGGTTAAAAACTGGATTGGTAACATTCCTACGCTTTCGCAAGGAATCTCGTTGCTGAAATCCGGCTGGTCTACCGTAAAGAACTGGATTGGTAGTCTTCCTGTTATCGCTCAAGGTATTTCGCTTTTCAAGTCCGGGTGGACAACAATTAAGAACTGGATTGGTAGTCACACCGTAGGTGTCGGTATCTCTCTATGGAAAAACGGTTGGAGTTCTATCTCGAGCTTCGTTGGTACTTCGGTATCTGTCGGTATCTCGCTTTTCAAATCCGGCTGGACTTCTATTAAGAAGTTCTTCGGACTGGCGAACGGCGGTATCGTTGGTGCGAACGGCGGCGTGAAGATGTTCGCTTCCGGCGGTATCATCACTCCGAATATGTGGAAAGCAATGCCGAAATATGCTGGCGGCACGAACCGAGCGCATGGCTCTATGTTCGTTGCTGGTGAGAGCGGCGCAGAGCTGGTGGGTCATGTAAATGGTACTACCGAAGTGCTGAACCGATTCCAGCTTGCTTCTGTCATGCACAGCTCCATCGTGAGCGGTATGGCGCAGTTCTCCGGGTACTGGCAGTCCATGTCTCGAGACATTGTGACTTGTGCGAACGGTATTATCAATGCCGTTGTCGTAAGTACCGCCGGAATCAACGATAACCTTGTGCTGGCTTCGGCAAGCGGTTATGACCCTTATAACTCGCTGGCACAGACGGTGTACGAAGATTCCAAGAAATCCTATGACGGTGCATATTCCGATGATTCGTGGTCTCGCAATATGCGTGAGTTCTACCACGAGTATGTCGAACCTACTCTCAAGGAAATCGCTACCGATACCAAGAGACAGGCAGACAAGAAGGAACAGACCATCGTAAAGGTCGGCAACCGTACAATCAATGACGCTGTTACCACGCAGAAGGAAGCGAACGGTTTCAGCTTCACCGGGTAAAGGAGGTGTGTAGCGATGGCATATTTAGCGATAAATGGTTATGAGCTACCACCTTGTAAACGAGGTGTGAGCGTAGTCGTAACCACCGTGGTTGACAGCGGACGAGACGCTAACGGTGCTGTTGTAGGTCAAAGAGTTGGGCGAGACCAGTACAAGATAGATGGGCTTGAGTGGGCGTGGCTCACTGCGGCTCAATGGGAACGGATTCTCTCTATCTTGAGCAATTTCTTCGTCTATGTCGAATTTAATGACCCTGTAACAAATAAACGCAAAACCGTAAGAATGTACTGCGGAGACCGTACAGGAGAACCCTACTGGGTGACAGAAGACGGTACTCCAACGCATTATCGGAATTGCAAGGTAAATCTTATCGACACTGGCGAGTAAAGGAGGGGTTTTATGCAGAAAGTATCGAAAGCATACAAAGAAAGCATGAAGTCCTCTCTCCGTGAGAGAGCATACATTATGATTTCTTTCGGACTTGTGAACCAAGAAGCACAGGCGAAAGCTACGGTCGATAATGGCAGTTATGCCTACTACTCGAACAAGGACAATATCTTCGGAGAGCATATTGACGATACGGTCTATGCCACTCTCGAGGAGGAGTTCACGAAAGTAGATGGCTCTATGTTCTTTCTCCCTCGGGCTACCGAGGGAGGGAGATACTATGATACCGGGATTGTCTCGGACAAGCTGATTTCCGAAGCTCGATGTGAAGTGATTATCAGCTTGAACACAATCGCAACGGATTTCAAGGGTCTCACGATTAACTTCGGTGAGAATTACCCGGTTGATTTCGATATTGTCGGAAGTACCGGGCAGACCATTGAGTTTAGAAGGAATACAAAATCAAAGTGGAGTACCGAGGAAGTATTGGAAAATACAACCTATATCAAGCTGGTGTTCTACAAGATGAAGAATCCTCAAAGCCGTTTGCGTATCTACTCTATCATGTTCGGTTACGGACTTGTGTATTACAACGATTCTGTTATGAGTTCTGCTCTTGACAGTTACGTTTCCCCTATCGGGGCTGATGTTCCGCAGTTCGATTTTTCGGTAACGCTGAAAAACTACGACCACTACTTCAATGTGGATAACCCGAACTCGGCTATCAACTACCTCGAGACAGGACAGGAAATGGATATTATGTACGGTTATCAGACCCCGGGTTCTGACACTATCGAGTGGATTCAAGGAAACCACCTGTGGTGTTCCGAATGGGAAAGTGACGATAACACGGCTACAATCCGTTGCCAAGACATTTTCCGCAACATGGACGGCGAGTATGTGAAGGGTCTGTATAGTGCCGCTGGTAAAAGCTACTACGCACTGGCAGAGGAGATTTTGAAGGACGCTGGGATTTCCGAGTATTATATCGACCCACGTTTGAAGAAGCTCTACTCTAACAACCCGATTCCGAGAGTGAAATACAAAGAAGCATTGCAGATTATCGCAAATGCCTGTCGATGTGTTCTCACCCAGTCTCGAGACGGCAAAGTTCAAATCAAGTCGAATTTCATGCCGAGTGCTTCCATCGCAACCAACGGCGAGGAGACCTACTCCAATGCCGCAAACGTGCTGACGGACACACCGAAGGTCGAATATGCAACCCTCGCCGGGAATTATACCCCTACCGATGGGACGATGTTCTTCCTTCCGAGAAACGGCAAGGCGGCTCTGACAACCGGGTATGTCTCGAAGGAAATCTCCGGGGCAAACGGAACATTCACAAAGAATCCTGTCGTTACTATCACGATGGAAGCGATTCGAGCTTATTACGGTTTGAAGCTGGTCTTCGGTACAGCTCTCCCGGCGGCGTTCACAATCAGAACGTACAAGGGTGGCGAGCCTGTAAATGAATACCCGGTTGAGAAAGACGAAATCAACACCACTTCGATTATTCTTCGAGATTTCGATGATTTCGATGTGATGAAGATTGAGTTCACAAAAACCGCAGAGCCGTACAACCGTATCGTACTGAATTATTTCAGTTTGAGCGATGTTGTGGATTTCACCATGAATCGCCGGGACATGACCTCCTCTCCGAAAGCTATCAAACAGGAGCTTATCAAAGAGGTTATCGTCCCATGTTACACCTACCAAGAGAATAATCGAGAAGAAAACCTTGTCTATGAGGACATAGATGTAGTCGCTGGTGAGGTCGAGACTTATTACATTCAAGACCCTTCCTATGGCTATAAGGTGAAGCTCGATGAAATCGAAGGTAAGGCAACCGTAGTGGCATGGAGTAACTACTTCGTTACCATCAAATTTAATGTCACTGGCTCGTTTAAGCTCGAAGTACAGGGCTATCGGTACAAAATCGTTGAGAAGTACGCTACGGTGTCTCTCAATGCTCGTGGTAAGACAGTCAAGTGGAAGAATCCTCTGATAAGTAATACCACAATGGCGAATGAGCTTGCCGCATGGCTGGCTGATTACTATACAGCCGGAATCGAGTACGAATACGATACTCGAGGAAATCCCGAGCTGGACGCTACCGACATTGTGTACCAAGAAAACGAGTTCCACGATGGTATGAGGGTAAATATCTACCGTCACACTGTCAATTTCAAGCAAGCATTTTCGGGTCGAGTGACCGCCCGAAGGATTGGAGGTTAAAATGTCGTGGTCTACACCGAAAACCGATTGGAACGGTGAGACTGTCGATGGTGTTTACACCGGAGACAGATTCAACGCCGTGGACTTCAATCGAATTAAGAACAACCTCGAATACCTCCGTGAGTTGGCTATCAAGATGTATGACGAGTTCGCTATTCAGTCTGTCGGAAGCGATAAGACCGTAAAGGACTACTTCTATGCTGATGAAATCAATGCACTGGAAGCGAACCTCGTTACCATCAATACCCACAGTCTCAAGAGGTCTTACGGCACTGCTCCTACCTATGCCGCCAATGGTAATACGATGGATTTCAAAGAACTCAATCGTTTGGAGGGAGCAATCCTTGACCTTTACGACAGGCTCACCAATGAGAGAGAGGGAAGGAGGACATTCACATGGAATTTTGGTATGAAGGGAGGGTTATAAATGGCGTGGAAATTACTTCCTACTGATTATACGGACGCTGTTTGGAGTGGTCTGAAAAGATACACACAGGTCGATAACTCCGATGGTACGGTATCGTTCAACGATGTTACGACCTACACCAATAAGGAGAAATCCTTCTTCGGTGCAAAAGACGCTAACCGTATGAACGAAGCTCTGAACTACATCATGTCTATGCTGGAAAACGGCACGAACTTGTATGAGGAGTTTCAGACCTACTTCACCACGCAGAAGGAGCTTTTCAAAAGCTCGGGTGATAGTTCTTATCAAGAGCTAACCCAGTATTTCGTCAACCTCAAGGCACAGGGCGATTCGTCTTTGGCACAAATCGAAAAGACCTATGAGGAACACATGACTACCTACGAGGGCGAGCAGACTGCGGCATTTAACACATGGTTTGCTGGTATCAAAGGTAAGCTGAACGAAGATATTGCCGGAAGTCTGCAAAATCAGATTACCGAAGTAGACGAACGTTTGGCGGCACTGGAACACATGACCTTGAAGAACCTTTTCACTGTACCTGTTGCGATTGACAACACTGGTACTACGCTTCTTGCTGACGATTTGGGTAATGCAATCGTGGCAGATTGGAAATATAAGGAGGAATAAAAATGAGTGCAATCAGTATTGAAACCAAGAAAGTGACGGAACTCACGGCGTTCACCACACCGACCGATTCGTGTCTGATTCCGATTCATGATGGCACAGGCTTGAAGAAAATCACCTTTGCCAATTTCAGAGCCAAGGCGGTTGAGGGTACGGAAGCGAAAATCGCTCCTCTGCTCTTTAACAACGCCGGGGCGCATAATGCAATTTACCGTGGTAAGTCGCTGGGTAACGCCGTGACTACCGTCCAGTATGCCGCTATCAAGGCTGGTACATTCGATGATTTATACATCGGTGATTATTGGACTATCGGCGGTGTCAACTACCGTATTGCGGCGTTCGATTACTACCTCAACAGTGGCGATACGAGCTGTACCACCCACCATGTAGTTATCGTGCCGGACACTTGCCTGTACAACGCACAAATGCACAACACCAGCTCCGGCGGTTACGAAGGTGGTGCGGCAAATACTACGGCTGGCGGCTATGTCGGCTCGGATATGTACAAGAGCAATCTCGAACAGGCTAAGACCACTATCAAGAGTGCGTTCAGCGGTCATGTTCTGAAACACAGAATCTATCTTACGAACGCTGTTGCGAATGGTCGTGCTTCCGGCGGCGCATGGTGCGATTCCGAAGTTGACCTTATGTGCGAGCAGATGGTCTACGGCAGTGGCATTTTCTCCCCTGTTTCTGACGGTAGCAATGTCCCGACTAACTACCGTGTCGAGAAATCCCAGTTGCCGCTGTTCCAGCACGAGCCGAGCCGTATTTGCAATAGAAATAACTGGTGGTTGAGGGACGTTATTACCGCTTCCCTTTTCGCCGGTGTCAGCGGCTCCGGTCATGCGGACTACAACTACGCTTCCACTTCGCGTGGCGTTCGCCCGGCTTTCTGTATATCTTAAATCTGCGCCCCCTTGTGGGGCGCACAAGGAGGTTTATTAACAAGTGTCTGTATTGAAATCGAAACGAAAACCGTCACAGTTTGAGGTATTTCACCACCTCAACAAAATGCGTAAGGAGGTCACGGATTTACTGCTCCGTGATTTCGGGTACGACCTCGACAAAGCCGTGAAGAAAGTCGAAACGACCTTCGGCGGCAGACCGTATGAGGAGTTATCACCCGATGAAAAAGTCCGATATGAAAAGCTCATGGAAAAGAACACTGCGTTTGCAGAATGGTTCATCGCAGACGAGCGAAAAGTGATTGTTGATTGTCTGCGTAATATCACCGAGGAGGTATATGTTGCAAACAGCATTTACCCAACCTACCGGGAAGAACTGGTTGAGCGCAGAGTTCACCAAGACCGAGCAGTCGGACAGTGTTATAGGCTCACACAGGAATTGCAGTATACTATCGAGACCCTTCCTGTCGATGTGAACAAGTACCTTCGTTTCGCTGAAATGATACAGACAGAAATAAACCTTCTCAAAGGTTGGAGAAAGTCTGACAACAAGTTCAAGTCGGCTCTCCAAGAGGGTAATCTCTGATTCCGCTTCCAATTTCGCCAATGTCAACAACAACGGTAATGCGAACTACAACAACGCTTCCAATTCTAATGGCGTTCGCCCGGATTTCGATTCTGTGATTGAGTAGCCTATCGAGCGTTTCACAGACAGAGAAAGGAGAGATTATCCTTCCGTATGGTAAATACTAAATGCGACACCTCCTATTACGATAGCCGAGGTTATCAGCGCAAGATATTTGATGGAAATGTTCTTTACGAAAGTAAAGCTAAAGCAATGAAAGGTAGTGATTGGAAACCACAGGTACAGAGGTTTAACATGACCTATCTGTTGGAGTTATCGAAAATGCAACGAGACCTTGAGAACATGGAGTATGAGTTCTTACCAACTACAAACTTCACCTTGCATGAACGAGGAAAGCTCCGGCGTATTACAGGCGAACAGGTTCAAGACAGAATCGTGAAACACGCCCTCTGTGACGAGGTTTTGAATCCTCTGATTGAACCACACCTCATTTATGACAATGGAGCAAGCGTTGTCGGAAAAGGTATCGCTTTCACTCGTAAGAGGTTGCTCACCCACCTTCGTAAATATTATGCACAGCATGGTAGCAACGAAGGGTACATTCTTCTGATAGACTTCTCGAAATACTACGACAATATCAGACATGATGTGTTATTGAAGTTGTTTGAGCAGTATGTCGATGATGAACACGCCCTATGGCTTCTGCGAAAGACCGTAGAACGCTCAAGGATTGATGTATCGTACATGAGTGATGAAGAATACGAACACTGTCTCGACAAATTGTTTGATTCTCTCCTCTATCAGTATATGAACCCGAAGCTGTTCACAGGCGAAAAGTTCATGGGAAAGCACCTCAATATCGGAGACCAAGTGGCACAGACCGCTGGAATCTCTTACCGAATACGAATTGATAACTATGTCAAAATCGTTCGTGGTGTGAAATTCTACGCTGGCTACATGGACGATAGTTATGCTATTCACGAGAGCAAAGAGTTCTTACAGGAGCTTCTTGAGGACATTATCGAGATAGCGAACGAACTCGGAATCACGGTCAATACCCGGAAGACGAGAATCTGTAAACTCTCCGAGCATTGGCGATTTCTTCAAGTTCAATACTCTCTAACGGACACCGGGAGGGTGATTCAGAAAATCAATCCCAAACGGCTTACCGCAATGAGACGGAAAATGAAGAAACTCGCTCCGAAGCTAACAGAAAAGGAGTTTACGGACTTCTATAAGAGTTGGTTTAAGAATCATTACAAAATAATGAGTAAGAAACAACGAAGTAACATGGACACCCTATTCAATCAATTAAAGGAGGTAACGAAATGTACACTATCACCCTTGCCAATGGCAAAAAGCTGACCGGGCTGGATATGAACGGCACGAACTATGTCAGCAAAGAAAAGGTGGACGAGACTATTTTCAAGGATAATCTCTCTACCATGAAGGTCTCCGATGGAGAGACCGAGACTACCTACACTGATATGGTCTTCATTCAGCAGATGGAATGGGCTGACGGCACTTTCTATCTTACGTTCCGTGAGAAGACTAAGGAGGAGAAGCTGGTAGCCGCTCTCAACGCAACCTCTAATAGTATCACCGATGTACAGGTGGCACTTGCGGAAGTATACGAAATGGTTTTAGGAGGTAACTAACTATGGCTAAGATTTACGTTGCACTGATTCGCAAAGGTCTCAAGACCATTAACGATGTACCCGAACAGCTCCGAGAGGAAGTCAAGAAGCTGTTGGAGGAATAATCATGCTGTGGCGCATTTTGCTATGGCTCAACAGGAAGGAGGTGAAAAACATGGCTGTTATCTATGTGGCACTCATTGTCAAGGGTAAGCGTACTTACGCAAGCGTTCCAGCTGTTCTCAAGGAGCAGGTAAAGGAAATGCTCATTGACCTTGAGCTGGAAGACCTTATCACTGAATAAGGCGGCATGAGGGAGGGTCGCTCCCGGCTCTCCCTCACATTCTAAAAGAGGAGGACAAGAAATGTGAACATTGAGTTCAATCAGATTCTTACCTTCATCTCCGTTGTTGCCGCCGTGTACTTTGCTTTCAAGAGCAATAGTCGAGCCAATAATGACGAGGTAAGCAAGAAAGCACAGGTTGACGCTATTCTGTCTCAAAAGCTGGATTCTATCAGTGATGATACGAAAGAAATCCGCAAGGAAATCACAGACGTTAAGGTCAAGGTCAACGACCTGTCCGAGCGTGTCGTGATGGTTGAGCAGTCTACGAAATCCGCACACCACCGACTTGACCGATACGAGGAAGAAGAAATCTACCACGGTAAGCCAAGAAAACGATGGTGGGTATGAAAGGGGTGATACCCGATGAACCATTCAGATTTTGTCAAAACCGTTGCGGCGTATATCAAGAAGTACGCCCCGGTATACGGAATCGAGGTCGTGTCACCTATCATCGCTCAAGCGGTGTTGGAAAGTAGCTACGGCACTTCCGAGCTGGCTGTAAACGCTCATAACTACTTTGGTCTGAAATACCGGGAAGGTCGTTGTAAGACCTGTATCGGTATCTATCACATGGTGGGAAGCGAGCAGAACGCAGACGGCAGTTACACCAGTTCTGCTATGCAGTGGTGTAAGTTCAAGGATATGGAAAACGGAGTTATCGGCTACTTCGATTTCATCAACATTCCGAACTATAAAAATCTCAAAGGCGTTACCGACCCTCGGAAATACCTTGAGAATATCAAAGCCGATGGCTATGCTACGTCTCACAAGTATGTGGACAACCTCATGCGTGTTATTGAGACATGGCATTTAACCGATTATGACAAGAAGGAGGAAACAAAAATGAGCAACAGTCCTTTGGTGGTCTACACCAAGCTCTCCCCGAACCATTCCGGGCAGAGAACCCATTCCATTGACCGTATCACGCCGCATTGTGTAGTAGGTCAGCTCTCCGCAGAGAGTATCTGTGGCTGTTTTATCAGCACCTCTCGACAGGCGAGTTGCAACTACGGTATCGGCACTGACGGTCGTATCTCCATGAGCGTTGAGGAGAAAAACCGTTCGTGGTGTTCTTCCAGTCGTGAGAACGACCAGCGAGCAGTTACTATCGAGTGTGCGTCTGACAAGACCGCTCCGTATGCGTTCAATGACGCTGTGTATGCGTCTCTCGTGAACCTGTGCGTTGATATTTGTCAGCGTAACGGCAAGAGCAAGCTCTTGTGGCTGGGCGATAAGAATAAGACCCTTGCCTATGCACCGAAGTCCGATGAAATGGTACTGACGGTACATAGATGGTTCGCCAACAAATCTTGCCCGGGAGACTGGCTGTACAACCGTCTCGGCAACCTTGCCGCAGAGGTCACTAAGCGTCTCACAGGCGGCTCTACCAATACTGGTAAGGTAGATGTACCCTCTGACGGTAAAACGCTGTACAGGGTGCAGACAGGGGCGTTCTCGAAGCGTTCCAACGCTGACGCATGGGGGGCAAAACTGAAAGCCGCTGGCTTCGATACCTACATCGTACAGATGGGTAATCTGTACAAGGTACAGGTCGGTGCTTACAGTCAGAAGTCCAATGCCGAGAACATGATGGCGAAGCTGAAAGCCGCTGGCTATGACGCTTTTATCACTACCAAGTCCGGCACTGCGACTGGTATTGCGAAGAAATCTGCGGCTGAAATCGCCAAGGAAATCTACAACGGTACTTGCTCTGACGTTCGCTGGTCTTCGTGGGGCAACGGTACAGACCGTGTAAATCGTCTGAAACAGGCTGGTTATGACCCGAGCGAAGTGCAGTCCGAGGTCAATAAGCTGTTTTAACCCAAGTAGTAAAAGTAGTTGAAAATCGGTTTTTGCGTAAACTTTTTATAGATACGCGCGTATATAGAGGAAGTTATACGAAAAAAGCCAAGAACAGCTACTTTAACTACTTCAAACATCAAATTTAAGGAGGAAATCAACATGATTAACTGGAAAGTGCGTATCAAAAACAAGAACTTTTGGATTGCTCTGATTCCGGCGGTGCTTCTGCTGGTACAGGTGATTGCCGCTGTCTTCGGTTACACCCTCAATTTGGGTGAGCTGGGAGACAAGCTGTTGGCAGTCGTAAATGCCCTGTTCGCAGTCCTCACGATTCTCGGTATCGTGACTGACCCGACCACTGCTGGCATTGGAGATTCCAAACAGGCTCTTACTTACGAGACACCTAAAAAAGAGGACGCAGTTTAACCTACGTCCTCTACTATGAAAACAAATCCGACACAGTGCTTCACGAAAAAGAATGAGTTCGGATTTGCACTATTTGGTGGAGCTGTGCGCTCAATATCCGAACTCGAGATAGTGAGCGTATTGTTCCCCGAAATGTTGAAAGTCAGCACGAGCTTACGTCCTTTATCCCCATCATCGTACACATAAACCGAGTTGACAAGCGTGTCGATGATACGCCGCTGATACTCAACATCTTCTATATCACCCCTCTTGAACGATTCGAGCCAATACATGATTCGCTCCTTCGTCAAGAGGGGCTTTTTCATTTCCTCCCGGGCAATCTGCCCTTCGAGGTCTCTGCGTTCTTCTTCCAGCTCCTCAAGACGTTCCTTCGTTGTTGGTGTGATAATGCCTTGCTCTATTGCGGACATGAGGTTCTTGATTCTCTTATTGGTCTCCTTCAATCGTTCCTGTAAACCTATGAGAACGGAGGTATCTTGAAGCTCCTTCTCAATCAGCTCCATAGCTCGAGTGGATATTTTCTCTATGTTTTCATCGGTGAGTACCTGTTGCACCGTGAACTCAACGACAGTCCGCTCGAGCCATTCTTTTTTCTCGACCTTCTTCTCGCAGTTGTGCTTTCTCTTACGATTTACGCACTTGTAGTAATGGTGAACCTTCCCGGTCTTTGAAGTGCCACTCTCACCCACCATAGGCTCGCCACAGTGACCGCAGAAGACCTTTGTAGTGAGTAGATAGTCCTCTATGGCTTTGGCTTTTGCCCGGGCTGTGTAGTTGTGCCGGAAGGTTGCTTGCACCTTATCGAACAAGGTCTTGTCGATGATAGGAGGTACTGCGTCCTCCAAGACTACATCATCGTATCGGTACACTCCGATGTATTTATCATTTCGCAGAATCCGGGACAAGCTGTTCTTATTGAAAGCATTTCCTCGGGAGGTCTTGAACCCATTCTCATTCAACCAGTTCACAATCTGCGTTTTGGACTTACCCTCTGCATACATCGTGAAGATGGTTCTGACGGCTTTCGCTCCTACTGGGTCAATCTCATACTGGCGGTCGTTTCCTATCTTATAACCAAGCACCGGGCTTCCCATAGCGATACCGTGGAGAGCGTTCTCTTTCATACCTCGCTTGATACTCCGGGCAAGGTTCTCGCTGTAATACTCCGCATATCCCTCGAGGACTGATTCAAGAATGATTCCCTCCGGGGTGTCCGGCATTGGCTGTTTGGCGTAGAAAATCTTCACACCGTTGCGTTTGAGCTTTGCTTTGTAAATGGCACTGTCGTACCTGTTCCGGGCGAAGCGGTCAAGGGTGTACATAATCACAGCGTCAAAATGCCCCTTCTCGCTGTCCTTGATAAGCCGCTGGAAGCTCGGTCTGTTGTCTGTCTTGCCGGAGATAGCCCGGTCGATATATTCGTCTACGACAATAAAGTCGTTCTTGAGAGCAAATTCGTGACACTCACGAAGCTGTCCCTCGATTGATTCTTCTCGTTGGTTGTGGCTCGAGTAACGAGCATATATTACCGCTTTGATAGTCTCACCTCCAATATCTTCTTTCTATATATCAAAGCGAAGGGAATGACCTTATCACACTGCCGCAGTTGTTCCCTTATCCCCCTCAAGCTCCTCACGGTTCTCAAATTCATAAGTCATAGACATGAACTCATGTTTCGCTCGCCGGGACAATCCCCGGTAGATACGAAGAATGTCTTCCTCGTCTTCGTTGGCTGGTTTGGTCTCGGGTAAGTCTTCCTCGTCTGCGAAGAAATCCATGACGGAACACCCAAGCAGTTTTGCCATTTCCAGCATTTCGGATTCCTTCGGTAATGACCCTTTAGTGTTGATGGCTGTTGCGAAAGAACTTGAACCCTTAACAGCTTTGACAATGGCGGTCAGATTCGTGCCTTTTTCAGCACAGATACGATTGATATTCTCTGCGAATGTCATAGTGATTCCTCCTCTGCAAAAAAATAAATTCGTAAAAACCGAATTTTCCTATTGACAATTCGTATAATAAGAATTAGAATAAGAACATGAAGTTCGGAAAATGCGAATTGACAATAAGAAAGCGACCTCTCGAAAATGGCATTTTTCTGGAAGTTATAGTTATTGATGGTCTTATAAGAATAATAACAATAATTCGCCTATTTGTCAATGGCAATTCTGATTTCAAGAATTTATATCGTGAAGGAGGTAAGAGATTCGTGGACATTAAAGAGAGAATGGCAAATGTGGGAATGACACAGGTAGACATGATACTGGAATTGCAGAAGCGAGGTTATGCAGTTCAGCCGCCTATGATGTCAAGTATTCTCCGAGGGGTTTATACCTATCCCAAGGCAAAGCAGATTCTCGCTGTTTGCAAGGAAATTCTCAAGGAACGTGAGAATGAATGAGCCTGTCAGAAGTACAGGTAAATGACCTCGCAAGACCCTTAGTGGGTATCATCACAAAGTTTTACGCAGACCCTAAGAATGAGGAGGATTTTCAGAAATGGCTACGCAATGTAGAGGAACGAAAACAAAAAGAATCAACAGACATAAGCTCGCTGTGATTCAAGCATATATCATCATCGGTACGCTGGTACTGATTGGCTTTATCGGTGGTCTTGTCGTAGGACGAGCTACCGCTCCGAAGAAACAAGTTACCGTAACGGAGACGGTTGAAGTTCCTTCCTACGAAGCCGATTCCCTCCCGGTTGCCGAAGAAGTTACATATTTCGATGTACCACTTTCACACAGCTTGCAGAGATACATCTACGAGGTGTGTGCGGACGAAAATGTTCCAGTGTCACTCATTATCGCAATGATAGACCAAGAGAGCAAGTTCAACCCGGAAGTGGTTAGTAAGACCGGGGATTACGGTCTCATGCAGATTAACACCATCAATCACGAATGGCTGGCAGAGGAATACAGAACAGCGGATATGCTTGACCCATATCAGAATGTTTTCTGTGGAATCAAGGTCATTGGTTCGTACATTCAGAACTACAATGACTACGGTTTAGCTCTGATGGCATACAACATGGGTGACTACGGTGCTAAGAAAGCATGGGAAAACGGTATCAAATCCACCTCATACAGTGAGAGCGTTCTTGCTCTCATGCAAAAGTATGAACAGGAGGTGAATGTAAATGCCACAAATGCTGACGCTAAGTAACGGCAGACCCGAAACAATCCTATCCCCGAAGGATTTTGAGGATTTGATTGATAAGCACATGGGTATGGACTGTGCGAATTACTATCAGAATCAGATAGAACAGCTTTCAGAACTCATTCGAGACCTTGACAGTTATGTGGACGATAAAGACGTTCACTCGACCGTCAAGGAGGTGCTGAAAGAACATGGCTACTAACCGAAAAATCGGTAACAGTTTTGAGACCGAGTTCTGTGAGCTACTGTTCCAGCATGGATTTTGGTGTCACAACATGGCTCAAAACGCCGCCGGACAACCAGCAGATGTTATCGCTGTTAAAGGAAAAACGGCGTACCTCATTGACTGTAAGGTGTGTTCAAACAACCGATTCCCTCTCTCGAGAGTGGAAGAAAATCAGCACTTTGCTATGGAAACATGGAAAGCCTGTGGAAATGGCGATGGCTGGTTCGCACTAAAGGTTGAGGACGAAATCATTATGATTCCTCACTTTTCAATGGTGGCTCTCTCCTATGAGAAGTCAGCTCTAAATCTGACAGACATTCGAGAGTATGGAACGCCGCTGGAAAGGTGGTTGAAGAAATGCTGATTGAAGTCTCAAACACACTGACGGTCGAGAACCCTACCCCGGAAATGGTGCTGTGGTGCAAGAGAAATCTAACCATACCAAACCCGGAATATGCGAAAAAATCTCGCATGAACTTATGGCTCGGCAACACGCCGAAAGTCCTGTCACTCTATGAGACCCGAGGAACAACGCTGGTGCTTCCGTTCGGAACACTCCGGCTACTACCGAAGGACATATCCGATAAGGCATTGTTCTTGAGCGAATTTGTCGCCCCTGTGGAGGTAAATTATAACGCCGATGTTCCACTCTATGACTACCAAGAAATCGCCGTACAAGCGATGGTAGCCGCCAAGTATGGGATATTACAGAGTGCCGCCGGAAGCGGTAAAACGCAGATGGGAATTGCCCTCGCCGCAAGGCTGGGACGGCGTACATTATGGCTCTGCCACACACTCGACCTTATTAAACAGAGTAAGGAACGAGCCAAGCTCTATATGAGCGAAGACCTCATGGGTACTATCACGGAAGGAAAAGTCAATCTCGGTGAGGGAATCACCTTCGCCACGATTCAGACCATGTGCAAGCTCGACCTCGCACAGTACCGGGACTACTGGGATTGCATTATCACAGACGAGGTACACCGGGTCAGCGGAAGTCCTACCGCCGTGACACAGTATCAAAAAGTGCTGAACAGTTTATCGGCACGACACAAATACGGTCTGTCAGCAACGGTACACAGGTCAGACGGAATGATTCGAGCTACCTACGCCCTCGTTGGTGAGGTCGCTTACAAAGTCCCGGACGAAGCTGTTGCTGACAAGATTATGAAGGTAGGTATCTACCCTGTTGGTACAGGGGTGCAGATAAGCCGGGAAGCCCTTAACACGGACGGAACGCTGAACTACACAAAGCTCATTACCTATCTTACCGAAAACGCCGCCCGGAATCAGCTCATTGCAGATTCCATTGAGCAGAGACCTTCTCTGATTCTGTCGGACAGGCTGAATCACCTCGAGGTGCTGATAAGTCTTCTCCCGGCTGATATGCAGAAGGACGCTGTGATGATAAGAGGCAAAATGACTACCAAAAAGGGCAAGGCTGAACGAGAACAGGCTCTTGAGGATATGAGGAGCGGCAAGAAGAAATACCTTTTTGCTACCTACTCACTGGCGAAGGAAGGATTGGACGTACCACGGTTGGAGCGTCTGTACCTCACCACCCCACAGAAGGACTACGCCGTGGTGACACAGAGTATCGGGCGTATCGCTCGTACCTTTGAAGGGAAGTCAGACCCTATCGCTTATGATTTCGTAGACGATATAGCTTACCTCGTGAAGTCCTATAAGAAGCGATGTACGACCTATCGAAAGAACGGTTGTTACTTCGTAAAGGAAGGAGGGACAAGCCCATGCGATTGATTTCTTATGACTGTGAGGTCTTCGCCTATGACTGGCTCGTAACCCTCAAGGATAAGGAAACAGGTGTTTACACCTGTATTTGGAACGACAATGAAGCTCTGAAAATGGCATTGTCCGATGATTGTATCTATGTCGGTTTCAACTCGAAACACTACGACCAGTACATCATCAAAGCGATTGCCGCCTGGTTTGCCCCGGAGGAAATTAAAAAGGTCAACGATTTCATTATTGCCGGAGGGCAAGGCTGGCAGTGTCCGCTTCTCGATGGTATCTACTTCCGTTTCAGTAATGTGGATATTCGAGACGATACGCAACAGGGGTTATCCCTTAAAGCCATTGAAGGACACCTCGGTATGTCGGTTAAAGAATCCAGCGTACCGTTTGACATTGACCGTCCTCTAACCCCGGAGGAAAAAGCCGAGACGGAGTTCTACTGTAAACATGACGTTGATACCGCCGAGAGACTGATTGACATTCGTAAAGACTACTTGAAGAACAAAATCAACCTCGGTCGGCTGGCTGGTCTTGATGAAGTCAAGGCAATGGGTATGACGAACGCCAAACTGACTGCGGCAATGCTGAAAGCTACCAAGAAGCCGCACGATGATGAACGTAAGTATGTCTACCCGGACAATCTGCGAAAAGAGTACATACCACCCGAGGTTTTCGCTTTCTTCGATAGAATGTATGACCTCTCCATTTCGGACAGTGAGCTTTTCAAAGGCAAGTTCAATCTGAACATCGGTGAGTGTCCTGTGACACTCGGGTATGGCGGTATTCATGGTGCAATCCCAAACTTCTTTTGGGAGGAAACCGAGGATAGAGGAATTTGGAATGAGGACGTAGGAAGCTACTACCCACACCTCTGTACCATCAATGGGTACACAAGCAGAAACATTCCGTCTCCGCAGATTTACGAAGACATTCTTGACCGCCGTATGAAAGCGAAAGCCGCTGGCGATAAGCACACGGCGAACGCTCTGAAACTGGTTTGCAACACCACCTACGGTTGCTTGCTGAATCAGTACAACGACCTCTACGACCCTCTCATGGGTAGGTCGGTCTGCATTTCCGGGCAGTTATATCTACTGGAACTTGCAGAGCATTGTTACCAAGAGATTGAAGGACTGCGAATTGTCCAGCTCAACACGGACGGTATCATGGTCGAGTGCGATAAGAAGGACTACGACACACTGACCGCTATCTGTGCTGAATGGCAGTCTCGTACAGGCTTTGACCTCGAGGAAGATACCGTTGTCAAGATAGCGCAGAAAGACGTAAACAACTACGTTGAGGTTCAGCCGGGCGGCAAAGCAAAAGCCAAAGGCGGCTATCTCGTGAAGGGTATCGCTCCGGCTGGTGCTTTCAATATCAATAACTCCTGTGTGATTGTGGCTACCGCCCTCAAGGAGTTCTTTGTAAACGGAACGCCTGTCGAAGACACCATCAATAGTTGCGATGATATTTTCCAGTTTCAGATTATCGCCAAAGCCGGGGCGAAGTACCGAGAAGCCTATCATGTGGTGGACGGTGAAAAGCAGTCCGTTCAGAAGGTGAACAGAGTGTACGCCACAGCGGACGAGAGATACGGAAAAATCTTCAAGGTGAAAGCCGAGGACGATTCCGAAGCGAAAATAGATTCTCTCCCGGAACACTGTATCATCGACAACGATAACGAGCTTTCCATTAACGAGGTAGACAGAAGTTTCTACATCGCAATGGCGAAAAAGCGAGTTGACGATTTCAAGGGTATCAAACCCGAAAAAACTAAAAAGCCAAGGAGGACAAAGAAAATGGCAACTACTACAAAGACCGCAAATGTATATCAGAAGCTCCTTACTGCAAGGGCAAAGTTCCTTGAAGCGAACGTGGAGAAGACAGGAAAGAATATGCACCTGTCCTTCAAATACTTCGAGCTTGAGGACATTGTACCGACCGCTATCCGCATTTTCAATGAGGTTGGTCTTATCCCTGTGGTGAACTTCACTGCTGATGTTGCAACCATGAACATCATCAACACCGATAACCCGGAGGAATCCGTACCGTTCGTTGCTCCGTTCAATCAGATTGCTCCTATCGTGAGCAACGCTGGCAAACAGGCTACAAACGAAATGCAAGCTCTCGGTTCTTCCATCACCTATATGCGCCGCTACCTGTATATGATTGCGCTGGACATTTGCGAGAGCGATTCCATTGACGCAAATCTCGGCAATGGCGAGAGCGATTCCGCTCCGGCGGCAGAGAAGAAAGCTCCGGCTACTCCCGAGCAGAGACAGGAAGTGAAGGAGAATCTGACTGCTCCGGCTGACAATGCTTCTGCTTTACAGATTAAGGGTCTGAAAGCTGTTCTCAAGAAGCTCAAGGACGCTGACCCGAGCAAGGAGGAACTGATTGCGAACATCGCAGTACAGACCAAGGGATTCACGGAGATTTCCAAGTCCGATTGCGAGACGCTGATTCAGAAGATTACCGCAATGCTGGAAGGAGGGGCTAAGTAATGGCAGACATTAAGTGGCTCGAGGGCAATCGTATTCAGATTGCCCCTCCCAAGAGAACCAAGAAAATCACAGGTACTCGCTTCGCTACTATCCTCGGTCTGAATCCGTGGAGTACCGCATTTGAAATGTGGTGTGCGATTACCAAGACCTATGAGAAGCCCTTCGAGGACACTATCTACACGGTTGCTGGTAAGACCATCGAGCCGAAACAGGCTCGCTACATGGAGCAGTCCTACGGTATGGACATTGTTCGCCCTTCCGATGTGTGGGGTGAGGACTACTTCAATAAGACATGGGGAGATTTCTTCCCGGAGAGCAAACACCTCGGCGGTATGTGGGACTATCTGATGAAGGGTGAAGACGGCAAGACCATCGAAGCTGTTCTCGAAATGAAGACCACCAAACGTGCGGAGGACTGGCAGAACGATGTTCCCGAGTATTACGCATTACAGGCGGCATTATACGCTTACCTGTACGGTGTGGACGATGTGATTATGGTCGCTTCCTTCCTTGACGAGAAGGACTACAAAGACCCGGCGGCGTATCAGCCGACCGCAAGCAACACCATCACTGTTGAGTTCAAGGTCTCCGAGCGTTACCCGGATTTCGCAGACAAGGTAGCCGCTGTTGAGCAGTGGTGGGCTGATTATGTCGATACTGGTATCTCCCCGGAGTATGACGAGAAGAAGGACGCTGAAATCCTTGCGGCACTCCGCACCAACACCCTGTCTCCCGAGACTGACATTGAAGCTCTGATTGCAGAAGCCGAAGGTCTCAAGAAGGAGCTGGACGAGATTTCTGCTTCCACAGCAGACAAGGAGAAGCGTCTCAAGACCATCAATGACATTATCAAGGAACACGCTATGGGGCAGTTCCGTGACGGTGATAAGAAGGTCGAGGTCAAGGGTTCTACCTATGTGTGGACTGTCTCTCGTTCCGAGACTACCAGCGTTGATAAGGACGCTCTGAAAGCTGACGGCTTGCTGGATAAGTACAGCAAGAAATCTGAAACCTACCGCATGACGGTTAAATAAGGAGGACAAATTTATGGGCTTTACTGAAATTCTGACAATCATTTTCGTTCTGTTGAAGGTATTCGGTGTGATTTCGTGGTCGTGGTGGCTGGTATTTTTGCCGGAAATCATCGCCGCTGTCTTCTACATCATCGTGGTTATCGCAAGCGTAATGGGTATGAATAAGACCCGAAAGAGCTTCGATAAGCATTTCGACAAATTTTAAGGAGGATAAATTCATGGCAAACAGTAAGGAACTGACCGAACAGGTCATGGAACTGCATAAGAAGCAGACCGAGGAAATGAAAGCTCTCGAGGAACAGCGTGAGGAAGCTCTCAAGGTTGAGAAGTACGATGAAGCCGCTGTTGAGCTTCACAATATGTACAACAGCTATATCAAGGCTGGTTTCACCGAGGAACAGGCATGGAAGTTGACGGAAATCGTCTTCGCCAACAGTACGAAAAAAGGAATTTTTTAAGGAGGACACTACAATGGCAAGAATCCCTATGACGAGCGGTTTTGTAATTATCCCGGAGGGAGAATACGTTTTCCGCATTTATGACGCAACCTATGACGAGGATTTCGGTCGTATCGAAATCAAGCTGGTAAACGCACAGGGCGCAACCCACACCGAGCGTTTCTCTATCAAGGATAAGAATGACGAGTACAACGAAAAGGCTCTGAACGCTTTCTCCTACTTCGCTAAGACGGCTATGAACGACTACACGATGGAGGACATTGACCCGGAACAGCTTATCAATCACTACATTCGTGCAGAGGTTGTTCACACCAAAGTTCCGAGCAACAAAGACCCGAACAAGGAAGTCACTTTCGCAAACCTCGGGGACAAGTCTCCGGCAGATGGTTTCGACACCGAGCCTGTCGCTCGTGCGCTCACTCTCGGCAGTGGTAACAATGCCGCTCCGAAAGCCGCACCTAAGACACAGACTGCTTCCGCTCCGGCTAAGACTGGACTGGATATTGACGCACTGTTGGGTTAAGCAATCAGCCGGGAGGGGCAAGCTCCTCTCCCGGATTTTTAATAGGAGGTGTCGCATGACAGATAATGTCAATCACCCGGCACATTATGAGACCGGGAAATTCGAGTGCATTGAGGTAATGCTCGAGACACAGGGCGTGGAAGCTACGAAGGACTTCTGTGTATGCAATGCTCTCAAGTACATCTACCGACACAGGAATAAGAACGGTGTCGAGGACATTAAGAAAGCCGATTGGTACTTGAAGAAGTATCTCGAATTGGCGAAATCACAGGAGGAAAAAGCATGACTATCAATGAGTATCAGACCAAAGCTCTCCGCACTGCGGCTGGCATGAACCACCCGAACAATGACGAGATTCTTCTCAACGGTGTTATGGGTCTCTGTGGTGAATCCGGCGAGTGTGTAGACATGGTTAAGAAGTACCGATTCCAAGGTCACGAGCTGGACAAAGCTCACCTCGCAAAAGAGCTGGGCGATGTGGCGTGGTATCTCGCAGTTACCGCCCATGCTATCGGCTACGACCTTGAGACGGTGTTACAGATGAACGTAGACAAGCTCCGCAACCGCTACCCGAATG